TCTGGAAAATTTCAATGTTCTGCGGATTGGCGGCGATATACACCTCAAAGCTGCCGCACTTGTAGTATTCAATATCCCAGAGCAGCGAAGAAAAGGTGTCGCAGACCGCCTCAAGAGTAATCGTCAGCGCATCTTCCTCCGCCGTCATGCGGTAAACTTCAATCTGCATACTACACCCCCAGATAAGCGTTCGTGTGAACAATAGTGACTTTCAGGTTTTGCAGTCCCGTGCCGCGCAGGTAGAAGCGGTTCCTGCCCTCACGCAGCGTCAGCCATGTTGAGCCGGAAACAAGCCGGTTGATGATATTGGTCTTGACGCCGCCGTGATCAAGCGTGACCGTCTTATTGCCGGTCTTGGTTGTGACAGTGATAATATCGCCCGCGAGAATGTCGCCGGTGATTTGCATATACTCGTCCGTGTCGGCATTATACAGCGTAGGAGAACGTGCATCCTCCAGCGCTTCAATCACCAGCGTGAAGCCGATCTCGTCTCCGTCATTGACAATGGTCATCATGTTCTGCGTGTTGTACTTACCGAGAATAAACGGCTCCGGATTGCTCCCGGTCGGGAACGAGAATGTGAACGCTCCCGTGATCTGCGAGTAGTAAGCCATGACCGAAGTCGTGGAATACCAATAAATATCCGGACAGAGAATAGAAATCTGCCCGGTGGTAAGCTGTTCAAAGTTCTGCACCTCGCAGCTCTCCACATAACCCTCTGCAAATACATCTATGCCAGAGGTCGCATAGTAGATTTTGATGTAGCGCGACGGCTTCACCACCTTGTAAAGCTGATGCCTGCGGGCTTCCACCCCCACTCCGCTCATCTCGAAGGAAATGACAACATTCCGCTTCTCAATGAAGGCATTGTTCAGGTAACTACCGTCCATGCCCGCATAGCTGGAGGTGCTGATCGTGCCGGTGGGCGGATTCAGTCCTTCCACCTTTGAGGTCATATATTGGTTTGCCGTGGCGGTCATGTCTACACGGTCGCCGTTGGCATTTTCGAGGATAAGTTTGAAAAACATGGTTGCACCACCTTTACTTTTCAACGTGGATGTGGTATAATATGAATAGGATAGATAAAACAAAGTGTATTATTGATTTAAAAAAGTTGAGGTATTTATATGTCCAAAAAATATGATTTTAATATTAATGATATTAAAGAAAATCTTGATACGAAGTATCAACCAGTAATAGATGAAGAATTAGAAATAATCAAGGTATATATTGAAACTAAGTGTAAAAAATTGGAGCCTATATCATTTAAATGGGAACTATCCGATTATTTTAACGCTTATTCTAAGAAGATTAAAAATAACAAATTTATAATTGTTATAAGCTATGCCATTCCTTATTTACTTGAACAAAATATTATAGATATCTGCAATGTTAAAGAGGAAGATGCGAAACAAATTATTACGCTGATTCTTAAATTGATTTTATGGCATGAATTTATGCATATCGCCTTTGGTCATTGTACAATCTCAATCAATTCAAACATCCCTAATGATCATAAAAAAAAGTTTGAAGTCATGTGTGATTTAAAGGGATTGGACAATATGTTTTGTTCATTCGACGTACCTTTGATGCATGTTATCAAAAAAAACAATAATTCTGAAATCATCAAAATGAAAGAACAAAGAATACTATGGTATTCATCTCTCATAACATCACTCTTTATTTATCATCATATAACAGAAAATAAAGAACTATTATCCGATTATTTACCGCTGGGTACAAACCGTGATCATCCTTTTAGTACATTCAGATTTGAATTATTTTTACAACTTATAGAACGTCATTTGACTCAAGAAAACGGTAGCGTTCCTCCGTGTGCTGAAAGTGAGTTGATAAAAATATATCAACAGAGTAATGAGCAGCTGAAGCATTTCGGTTTTGAGGATGATAAATTTACAATCAATCCTTTACAAGGAAAATACTATGATGAATTGAAAGAATTAACAGATATAGATTATGATAAAATGAAAGAATATGTTTCAAATTGTTATTTGAATGAATAAAATTATCTTTCACACCTTCAACGCATTCCTCGTCATACGATAAATCTCCAGCCGTGACAGAGATTTCGGACTATTATTGGTCTGATTCACTGTCCGGCTGTTGTCATTGTTGTAGTAATTGTTGACCACACCGCCGCTGCCGCCGTTCATCATGGCTCCGGAGATGCCGTCCATATCGACATTCAGCCCGGACTGCATCGTCAGCGTCATAGCATCAGCCACACCGGACACAGCCGCCTCGACATACTTCCTGCTCTTGTTGATGCCCTTTGCCAGTCCCTTCATGAAGTCCGGCATCCACTCCTCCACATCGGTCAACGCACCCTTTTCAGGTACGGAGAAATGCAGGTACTCCCAGATGGAACGAGCCACATCCGCGACTGTGTTAATCAGACTGCCGAGCATATAGGTGATGCCGTTGATAAGGTTCTGCATGAGGTCGCGTCCCCATGACCACGAGCTGTTGACCTTGTCCATGACTGCGTTATAAACAGCGTTCATGGCGTTGACGACCGCATCCCGCACACCGCCGAGCCTGTCACCGATGCCGTTTTTGATGCCGTCCCAGATAGACAGCACGGCTTCCTTGACACGATTCATTGCATTTCGCACGGCATCCGGCATTGCATCCCAGACCGCCTGCACAACGGATTTGATCGCATTGACCGCAGTACGAACTACGCCAGATACAGCTTCCCAAGTAGTCGTCACCACGGACTTGATGTCAAGCTGTCCCGTTTTGATGAGGTTCTTCAGCGCCGTCCATACCGCCGTGACGATTTTCTTAATACCGTCCAGCGCGGCGGAGATCACAGAAGATACAGCCTTCCATGTGGTCGTGATGACATTGCGGATATTTTCAAGCGCCGTTTTAATCGTGCTGACGATCGCTTTCCAGCCGGAAGTGATGCCACTGCTGATCTGCGACATCGTCGCATTGATCGCAGCATTGGCGTTTGTCCAGACCGTTTTGACAGTATCAAACACCTGCGTCATGAAGCCCTGCACCGATGTAACAACATTGGACAGAGCGCTCTGAATCACACTGCTGATTTTCTCAGCAAGACCGCCTGCAAAGCTGTTGACCGCATCGTTTACCACACTGGTATTTGCGTTGATACCGTCCGCAAGTCCCTGCATGAAGTCCGGCATCCAGCTCTCGAAATCCGCAAGAGGTCCCTCATCAGGTACAGAGAAGTGCAGGAAAGACTTGATTTTATTCGCCACGCCCTTGACCGCATCAGCAACCTTGCCGATACAGTTTTTGATGCCGTTCACGATACCGTTTATGATATCTGCGCCCCACTGGAACGCCTGCGATGCAAGGTTCTTGATGAAATTCACCGCAGCATTGAAGCCGTTGACTATAGTGTCTTTAATTGCCGTGATCTTCTGCGTCACGGCATTTTTCACGCTGTCCCAGATATTCGATACCGTTGTTTTAATGGCAATCAGGATATTTGTGACAGTATTTTTGATACCGTTCCAGATAGAAGAGACGACAGAAGAAATGGTATTCAGCACACCGGAAATGAAGCCGGAGATTGTATTCCATACCGTCGATACGACCGCATGAATTGCGTTCAGTGTATTTGTGATATGATCCTTGATGCTGTTCCAGATGCTTGAAATCACTGACCAGATCGCATTGACCACGCCGGAGATAAAGCCGGAGATCGCGTTCCAGACTGTAGAAATAACATTGCTGATCGCGTCCATCACCGTGGTGATCGCTGTATGAATCGCATTCCATACGGTTTCAATGACGCTCTTGATAGCCTCCAGAACGATCGTCACAACAGCCTTGATATTCTCCCATGCTGTGGTAATCTTTTCGTGAATCCAGTCCATGACGCGGCTGATAATTACAAGGATAGCCTCAAAAATCGTCTCGAACAGATATCTGAATGCTTCCAGCAGCGGAGAGATAAAGTCGTAAATGGTCTGCCATACTGTAGAAATGACATTCCAGATCGCGTTCAGCACCGTGCTGATCGCTGAATGAATGGCGTTCCATACGACTGTGATAACAGTTTTAATGAGGTTGATTTTCTCTGATACAGAGTTATAAATCGCCGTCCAGATACCGACAAAAAAGTTCTTGATGCCTGTCCAGATAGTGGTGAAAAAGTTCTTGATCGCATTGAGGACGGTGCTTACGAAGTTCTTTATACCGTTCCAGATGTTCACAAAGAAGTTCTTGATGCTCGTCCAGACGCCTACCCAGAATTCCTTTACTTCACCAAGATCGGTGCCGAAAATACCGCAGATCATATTCAGCGCATTTTTCAGCGTATCTTTGATGAAATTCCATACAGCAGCAAAAATGCCCTTGATGCCGTCCCACACTCTGCTCCAATCGCCGGTAAAGATGCCGACGAAAATATCCAGAACACTCAGAATGATGTCTGTCACGGCTTTGAAGATATTTGCGATCTGCTGGAACTGCCCCTCAAAGATCGGCTTCAGGAACTTGCAGAGTCCGTCCCATACAGCCTTAATGACCTCAGTGATATTTTTGAAGTCAAATCCCAGCGCGTTGATGCGGTCAACAATGCCCTGACAGAAATTGTTGAAGATACTTTTGATCTGTTCCCAGATCGCAGTGATCTTATTGCGGAAATCCTCATTCGTGCGCCACAGATGAACAAAAGCCGCCACCAGTGCAGCAACAACTGCAATGACAGCGACCACAGGCGCACTGATGCCGCCGATGGCAGCACCGAAGGAAGTGAACGCCGCCTTTGCGCTTGCAATGATCGTCGGGAGGTTTGCTACAAGCTGCATCAGCTTGCCTACACCGACCATTGTTTTGCCGACTACAACAAGGAGAGGTCCGAGTGCAGCCGCTACAAGTGCAACCTTGACAATGGTTTCCTTTGTCGCAGGCGACAGCGCGTTAAATTTATCAATAAGCCCCTGAACACGGAATACAATAGAACGGATAGCAGGCATCAGGATTTCGCCGAAAGAGATAGCAAGCTCCTGAAGCTGCGATTTCAGAATGATAAGCTGACCGCCGAGGTTATCCTGCATCACGGCAGCCATCTTTTCAGTGACACCGTTGTAGCCATCAATCTCGTCAGAACAGGTGCTGATTGCACCTTCCAGCTTCTGAATATCCGCAGGCGCAGCATTCATTAGCGCAAGGAAGCCGGACATTGCATTCTTGCCGACCAGCGCCTGCGCTGCCGATGCCTGTTCCGATTCGGACATCTGCGCAAAAGCCACACGACAGTCTGCGAGAATGTCATTCAGCTCACGCATCGAGCCGTCCTGATTGGTGGTTGCGATCTCCATTTCGCCGAAGGCATCACCGCAGAACTTCACATCACCCGCAAGCGCTGTCATGATCGAACGGAGCGCTGTACCGGACTGCGAACCCTTGATACCGCTGTTTGCCATCAGACCGATTGCCTGTGCGGTATCCTCACAGGAGAATCCGAGAGAGCCAGCAACAGGCGCACAGTATTTGAAGGTTTCACCCATCATGCTGACGTTCGTGTTCGCGTTGGACGATGCCGCCGCCAGAACATCAGCAAAATGACCGCTGTCGGCAGCAGATAAGCCGAAAGCGGTCAGAGCGTCTGTTACAATATCCGAGGTTGTCGCCAAGTCCTCACCGGAAGCGGCAGCGAGATTCATAATTCCCTCGATACCCTCCAGCATATCGCCGGTTTTCCAGCCCGCCATCGCCATGTAGTTCATAGCGTCAGCGGCTTCGGAAGCGGAGAACTTGGTCTTTGCACCCATTTCACGAGCCTTGTCCCGGAGAGCGTCCAGTTCATCACCAGCCGCACCGGATACAGCAGCGACCTTGCTCATGGCGGAGTCAAAGTCGGCTGCGGTCTTGACTGCGGCAGTTCCGGCAGCCATAACGGGAACGGTCACATGAGTGGTCAGTGTCGTTCCGACATCGGCGATCTTGTCACCGGCTTTTTCAAGCATTTCTCCCGCCTGACCGAGCTTGGCAAGCGCCGTGCTGGAAGCCTCCGCCTCACGCTGGAGGTTCTGAAGCTCCTGTTCCGTTTCGATGATCTCACGCTGCAGGGCATCATACTGCTCCTGCGAGATGTCGCCGTTGGCGAGAGCCTGATTTGCTTGCTCTGCTGCTGTTTTCAGGGTTTCCAGCTTTTCTTTGGTAGCGGTCACCGCATCGGCGAGGAGCTTATGCTTCTGCGAGAGCAGTTCCGTATTAGTCGGATCAAGTTTCAGCAGTTTCTGTACATCCTTGAGCTGCGTCTGCGTGTTCTTGATGCTTTTATTGACACCTTCCAGCGCTTTCGACAGCTTGGTAGTATCACCGCCGATCTCGACCGTGATGCCCTTGATTCTGTTTGCCATGCGGTTTCACCTTCCTTTTTTATGGCATCTGAATAAGTTTATGAATTAAAATTATTCAATCGCACTTGACAATTACGCTATATTGCTGTATAATTCAAGTGTCGATATTCATTTGGAGGTCATCAAATGAAAAAGGTACTAAACGATACAGATTCATACTTGGCATACAAGCTGTGTGTTGAATATAGGAAGTCACAAGCGAAAGTCGCTGCGTTTCTTGGCGTTGGGCAATCCACTATTTCCCGTATTATTCATAGCCAGCTTCAGATGCAAAAAGAATTGAGTCAAGAACAAAAAACGCTTGTTTCACAAGCTGAAGGAGAGGAGGGGTTGAAATGAGTCACAAAAATCCGATTGCAGACGAACTCTGTCGTTCGTTCGTTAACGAAAACGGTAGAAAAGTCGGTGGTAATGCTGCTTTGTTAAAAAACATCAAGGACGCAGGCGGGATTGATCATGTCATCGACACAATTCAGGAAAGCACAATTAAGGCTACTGCAGCTTCGATCTTTTCTGATACTATCGCAAGTGAAAAGAGAGCAAAGATCAAGAAGATCGGCTAAGTTTTACCACCAGTTGAAAAGGCTCGTTCCACACAAGTGGGACGAGCCTTTTGACTTAGAAGCTATCAAAATCCGCCTGTCCAGCGACCTCGTGCCAGCCGTCATATTCGTCGTTTTCCTTTTCGGTGAACATATCATTCACGACTCCGATCGTGAGCAGATCAAGCTCCGAGAGGGACAACCCGATCTGCACACATCGGAGAAGGAAGAGGGGCGTTGTCATCGGGCGGTCAGTTTTGCGATGTTTTTTTTAGATTCCGCCTGCGTCTCCACGTTGAGTCCCCACAGTTCAATGAGCTGCGGCAGCACCTCGTAAATGGAGAACGTGTTGAACGCTTCGAGCCACTCGTCCGGATTGTCCGGGACGTTCTCCGGATCTGCGTGTTTCGCCATGATGTATGCGATGTTCTCGAACACTTCAAGGCTCTCGATGTCGAGGGTAGAACCTTCCTCGTCGCCCTCCTGAACAGAAGTCTGAAGGGCGGCGAAGTCCTTGTAAATATCCCTGCGGAACTTGATGCGGTAAAGGCGAGGCACAGCGGCACTCGCCTTGAACGGAACCTCGATACCGTCAACGGTGATCGTCTTTTTAATAGCCATGCTGTACCTCCTTACTCGGTCGCGCTGCCGGACTTGGTCGTTGTAGAACGTGTGCCGGTGCTGTTGTTGGTTGCAGCGGTCGGCATATAGACAGCGTTGTACCAGTTGTCATAGGTGGTCTGGTCAGTGCTCTCGCAGGTCTTGGACTTTACCAGACCGTTCGGCAGCGCCGATGCCTTGAGGGAGAGCTTTTCCGTCTTGACGGACTTGCTTTCCTCGGTGGTCTCACCCTCAGTCGCAGGACGGGATGCAGAGCAGCAGTACAGCACATGACGGATGTGGTTCTTGTCTCCGTCAAACTCGAACATGAGTGCGAACTGCGATGTTTCGGCATCGTTGCGCTCCACCAGAACTCCCTTTGCATCAAGCTGTTCACCGAGAATCGCCGTTGCAAAGTCAGTCGTGATGAGAGCGACCTCCAGATCACCGTCATAGCCTGCGTTGTTGTTGATGACATAATAAACGCTGTTATCGGCATAAAAATTCTCATTCTCGCCGTTTGCGTCAATGCTCAGGGAAACTGCACCGGGCAGGCGCACAGGCGTTGCAAAGGTCGGTACGCCGTCATCAGACCATGCCGTGATCTTCGCCCAGTGAACCTTGTTCAGACCGAACTTCACCTTGTTTTTCTGCAGTGCCATTGTTATACCTCCATTTCGTATAAGACCTCGTAGAGCTGTTCGCTCTCGATGTAGGTTTCCGTTTTCGTGTAATAGATATTGTGCTGCGTCAGCACTTCCTCCACACGGCTTTCCGTATCGGGCGACTTTTCATCTGTATACAGTTCAATATCAAGCTGCTTGAAGCTGTGATACATCAGGTTATCCGCGCCGAAGGTGTCCTCGCCGGGTGAGAGAAAAATAACGAAGGGCGGTTTCGGAGACTCGCCCTCGGCAAAATGATGATAGGCGAACGGCATCCCGATCTCCTGCATCATTTCATTGATTTCTTCATAGGTCATGACAGCGCCTCCTCGATAAGCTGCGTGAGCATTTCCTCGCCGTGCGCTTCCGCAGGAGCGATATGCGGCTTGCCGGATACACGTCCACCGTTCCGCTTTGCATGACCTTTTTCAAGCAGGTGCGCAAGCTGGTAGCGGTCTTTTGAGTGAACAGTCATTTCGAGTGTATGGCTGTTCTCCCGCGTTTTCTTGGTCGTCCAGCTTTTTGCATACCTGCCGGTACGCTCCGGAGCGCCTGCGGAGATCTGCTTCTTGACCTCGGTCGCCGTTTTCCGGACAGCCTTCTTCATGGCGCTGTCGGCAAGGTCGGCGTATTCCGTCAGCCCCTTCATGATCTCTGTCGCCATATCGTCAATCGAAGTCATCCTGCTCACCAGCCTTTCGTGTACCTGCCGTGATCTTCATATAGTCGAGTGATTTATAATTCGGCAGCACACCGGAAATATCATACACCAGTCCACGGAAGCGCAGCTTGTGCGTGGTGGTATTGATGCGCTTGGTATCGGGTGTCTGCCGGACAGTAAATTCCAGCGATACGACTTCCTGCGTCACGCCCGCATCGGTCGTTTCCGTCGATGTCTTTACGGACACGGCAGCCCAGCAGGAGAAGGCTTCCTCCCACTTAGGCTTGTGGTTGCCGATGCCGTCTATCTTCGTGCTGTGTTCGAGAAAAGCAATCCTCTGATTGAGCGTTCCGATCTCCATCAGATCACTCCTTCCCGCTGCGCAAATAACAGCGCCCGGAGCGTCAGCGTCAGCTTGTGGTAATCAGCAGTATTGCGGTTCTCATAGAGGTAAGAAACAGTATACAGCATAGCCTGCCGGGTGGTTTCCTCATTGACCGCAAGTGCCTGCTCGTCCATTCTGCCGACGTCCTGCACCAGCCGCTTGGCAGTGTCGACCAGCGAGAGGATGAGCTTGTCATCCTCCGAATGATCTACACGAAGATAGTTTTTTGTTTCCGCAAGCGTGATCACGAGCCGGACTTGACCTTGAGTGTCTTGATCGCTTCGGGAAGAATGAGCTTGCCGTCAAGACGCTCCATTGCAAGGAAGCCGACCTGACCGGTCATAGCGAACAGCTCATTCAGGCGCTTGAAGGTACGACCGGAACGGTCAGCGATCCAGTAGTAGCTGAAATCGCCGAATGCCATACACTTCTTGCCAGCGCCGATCTCCGGAACATAGCTGGAAGTCTTGTAAGGACGGTTGAGAATCGTATCGGGAACGCCCGCTGCAACAGAAGGCTGCCAGATGTAGTTGCCGTTGCCGTCCTTGAGCTTGCGGAGTGCCTTGACCGTAGAATCATTCAGCACCCAGACTGCCTTCTTTCGGTAAGGACTGCGGAGGGAGTAAAACAGCTCCATAACATCATCGAATGTGATGCTTGCACCTGCGGTCGTTGCGCCGTCAGAAGCGCCGCCGGTTGCATTGAAAATACCGGTAGGCTTGCCGGTACCGTTGCCGATGAAGAAGGCTTCTTCCTCCTTTGCACCGATTCTGCGGGCAAACTCACGGGCAATATACGAAGGCAGGTCGAACACGCTGTCATTGAGAAGTTCCTCGGAGATCTTGATCGCTGTACCGAGCTTATATGCGGAGAGCGATGCCTGACCGAAGGTGTCATCGGAAAGCGTGTACTGCTCCTCCTCATCCATCCAGACCGCATCGCCCTTCGATGTAACAATAGGAATCTTGCGGTCGCCGGAACTGGTCTTGATCACAGTTGCCATCTGGCGGAAGATGTTCTCTTCCTCAAGCGCCTCGATGAGTTTTCTCTCGAACTCATCCGGTACAAGATAGCCGCCCTCGGTATCCGTGCCGACATGGAGGTCGTTGCGCACATCGATCCAGTTACGATTGCGGATGCTGTTCCAGAAGGCATCGCTGTATGCAGCAGATGCGGTTCCGGTCTTTTCCGGCTCAGTATTCTGCGCAGCGGGTGTGGTGAGAATCGGTGCAGATGTTGCTTTCGCCATGTCCGCCTCGATCTCTGCCTGACGCTCCATGCGCTGGATTTCCTTGCCGAGGTTCACGATGGTTGCTTCCATTGCGTCATAGGTCTTGCTGTCCTCTTCGGAAAGCGTACCGTCAGCCTGACGCTTGCTGTCGAGGAAGTCGCGGGCGGTATCCCACGCCTTCGCTCTCTTTTCACGAAGTTCCTGAATAGTCATTATACATACCTCCAATCAGTA